CAGTTGATTACCTGCGTCCTTTCCAAACTGAAGTGTTAGCGAAAACTGGTGACAGCATCAAACAGATGATGGTTGCTGAGTATGGGTTACGCGCTAAAAATGGTTTGGCAAACGCCGCTGTAATCGGAGTTAAAGACGCTTAATGTTGAAATACAATAACACCCCTTCTATTGTTGTTGAGGATAGTGTGCTATCACCAGATTTATGTGATCACTTAATGCAGCTTGCTGCAAATAAAGGGCTTGCTGATAATCTAATCAACCGAGATGGTAAGTACATCCAAGATGAAATAAGAACCAGTAAAGGAACTTTTTTCAATCACGGTGACAACAAAGTATTAGACGGTGTTATTGAAGCGTTTTGTGGTATGTGTGGTCTCCCTCCTGCCAGGCTGGAACCTGTATCTATTCAAAGGTATCAGCCTGGTCAGGAGTACAAACCTCACTATGATGCATTTTTGCCCGATGAAATGGGAGAAATGCCTAAGTCTGCAAAAATCGAAGAAGCAGGAAATAGGTCGGTAACCATGATCGCTTACCTTAATGACGTACAAGATGGCGGTGGAACCGTGTTTCCGGTTTTAGGTTTTGCAGTACAAGCTAAACAAGGTCGAGTAGTGATGTTTGGAAATCTCGATGAAAATAAATTACCGCATCCTGCGTCGTTGCATATGGGTTTACCTCCTGAGAATGGAGATAAATGGATAATAACTTTTTGGTTTAGGGAAAAAGATATGGTAACAAAAAAGGAACTAAAAAAAGAGCTTAATTCTGAGCGACCAAATAGAGTAGAAAAAAAGTCTTTTGATGCAAAACTGCACCAAAAAAATGTCCATGAAAAATTTAAAAAGATAGCTGGTGACAGAGGAAGTATGCCTTTATGAAAAACAGTTCAGGATGGAATTACGATACCCCAGATTCAAGACCGTGGAAGTTAGATATAAATAACGATGGCACTGCAACTATTAATACCTATCAAGATGTCGAGCCTATTATAAAGAAGAACAAACAAGATTTAATCAATTACGGCGATAAGCTCACATTCGGTAAAGCATCAGGTATGAAAACCGGAGGTGTTACGGTTGCGTCTATTCCAACAACTGTTTGGGAAATATGGATGAAAGACACCAATGGGGCTATAGAAAAAGACGAAAAATTACTGAAGAAGTATTTAAACGATCCTGATAACAAATACTTCAGAACAACTCCTACGAGGATTTAATTATGTGGCTCTATCAACCCACGTTTTCTGGAAACAATCAATTACCTATTATTAATAACTCTGTTTGGTTCAAAAGTAAAAACAGCTAATGGCTATAAACACTTACGCAACTTTACAAACAGCCGTTGCTAACTGGTTAGATCGTGACGATCTTACAGAGCGTATACCTGAGTTTATTGCTTTATGCGAAGCAAGGTTTAATCGTGACTTGCGTATTCGCGCTATGGAAACCAAGGTAACAGCCTCAACGGTTGCAGCACAGCGTAACTATGCTTTACCTCCAAACTATTTACAGATGCGACAGTTGCAAATTAATCAGACTCCTATTCGGGTGGTTGAATATATGACTCCTGAAATGTTTGATCGTTTGAACGGTGGATCAGATACAGGTATTCCTTATTATTACACTATCATGGCAGATGAAATAGCGTTAGGTCCGTTGCCTGATAGTGTTATGACTTTGGAAATGCTGTTTTATAAAAAGTTTGATGAGTTATCAGCAACAACGACAACAAACTGGATGATCTTAAATGCACCTGATGTCTATCTTTATGGAGCATTGATGGAAGCTGAAGCGTTCTTAGTTAATGATCAACGGTTGCCTACATGGAGTGCGGGATACAGTAGAGCTATTACGGCTTTAAATGATGCAGATATGCGCGATAGACATAGCGGTTCTGCTTTAAGAATTACAAATACTAGCGGCAATCCGTGAGCGCACCGATTCCTTATACCGCATGTAGCGGTATAACTTATGCAGCTATTGGAATTAATTACAACACAGCCGCAAAAGCCAACAGTGCAGGTTATGGATTAACACAAGGATATAGTCAGACTGGATTTTTTACGGCTTCTCCTACTGCAAGTTATGGTCTTACACAAGGCTATAGCCAAACAGGATTAAAAATTCATTCGGCTGCGGCGAGTTATGGTTTAAGTCAAGGCTATAGTCAAACGGGTGCATTAACTGTTTCAAGTTCTGCAAGCTATGGTTTAAACAAAGGATACACCGCTGCTGCGGGCTTACAGTTTGCTGAGTCAATTACTTTTGCTTTAACGAATGACTACACGCCTATTGGTAACGTATCGTTTGGAGCGATTTCAATAACATTCGCTCAGAATTTTTCTGAAACCGCTTTAGATTCATTTTTATGGACTGATGTTTCAGATCCAACAACCAGTTATTCAACGGTATCTGATTCATCGACTACATGGACAGAAGAATCCGATCAAGGAACAAGTTGGACTAATGTGGACTACCCAAACTAATAATTTTCAGGCCGATGGAGGCTTAATAATGAAACAAAATTCTGAAATGAATCTCGGCCTTAAAAATGTCTGGGATGTTGTATGTCTAGACAAAGATGGAAATGAGAAGTGGCGTGAGATCAATAAAAATCTAGTAACAACTGTTGGCCTGAATCATGTGCTTGATTCTGGTTTTGATGGAGCTACACAAATCACTGCGTGGTATGTAGGTTTAAAAGGAGCAGGGACAGCAGCAGCAGGAGATACCGCTTCTAGTCATTCTGGTTGGAGTGACATTACTGCCTACAGTGAATCCGTAAGACAAACATTAAACTTAGGTAGTGCTTCATCTGGAAGCATTAATAACTCTAGCAACAAAGCAACTTTTTCAATTAATGGATCAGCAACAGTAGCTGGCGCTTTTATTGTGAGCAATAGCGGTAAAACCGCAACCGCCGGAACACTATATGGTGTTGTAGATTTTGGATCTTCACGATCAGTTATTTCAGGTGACACGTTACAAGTCACGATTACATTAACCGCAGCGAGTGCATAATGGGTTTAGAAACAGCTTCCTACATTAGTCAGCTAAATACCTCCAACCCCGCTGCCAGCGATGCTGTGGGTGAAGCGGATGAACATTTAAAACTTATAAAAACGGTATTAAAAACATCGTTTCCGTCTGGCACTACGCAACCGCAGATACCTAATAATAGCGGTCAAAGCGGAAAGTTTTTAACCACTAATGGAACGGATAATTCATGGGGTACAGTAGATGCAGGAGGCGGCCTTGTTCTTATTTCAACAGCAACAAATGCAAGCGCGGTAAGTTCAATTAATTTTACCGATGCTTTTTCTAGCACCTATGATATTAATTTAATTGTACTGCAAGGAATCTCAGTTGTTAGTGGATCATCAAATTTACAGATAGGCATTGGCAATTCTGATTTAAGCTCTTTGCAAGACTTGGCGTATAGAATCGTTGAGGAAGATGCGGCTGGAAATACCACAACGGCAATAGCAGCTAGTGGAGAATCAGGTGGTAAGGTTTCTCACGCGCAAGCAGCAGGAATAACAACACAAGCCTGTAGCGCGCAACTTTGGGTTTTTAATGCACATGATAGCGCAACTGCAACACGTATTATAGGAACCTCTAGCTACTTTCGCGCTTCTCATGCTAGATCACAAGTAATGGTTACTGCCACTTCAGCAGCTAGTAATGTCTCATTTAAATTAAGTTCAACTTCTGGAAACATCGGTAATTCTGGTTTAACAGCACGTGTCAGTGTTTATGGATTAGCGGAGTCTTAATATGGCTTATAAACAAGTTAATAATAAATTAATAGAACTTACTGAACTAGAAGAAACTGCTATTAATCAAGAGTGGTCAGATTGGGATGCAGGTGCTTATGATCGTGCTATGTTTTATTTTCGTATTGAAAGAGATCAAAAATTAGCCGACTGTGATTGGACTCAAATGGCTGATGTTGCTCTTACGACAGAAAAAGACACGCAATGGAGATCATACCGAAAATCCTTGCGTGATTTACCCGCAGGTCTGAACACATTAGATGATGTAAATAATGTGGTATGGCCGATTGAACCAAGTTAGGAAAAAATAATGGCACTAGAAAGCACTTCCTTTGTAAGCGGTCTTGTAAGTACAAACCCGACTGCTTCCGATAATGTGTCGCAAGGACGGGATCATTTAAATTTATTAAAAGCGGTATTAAAAACTTCTTTTCCTGATGTGGATCAGGCAGCCGCTACTGTTATTGTAAAAAGTTCAGCGCCTA